TATATTAGTAAATGATTGGACTGATGATGATATGATATCCGCCGTCGCGGAAAGACTTGGGGTAGATATATCTAAGGTTTCGATCTAGTTATAGAAGTGCTGCAATATTTCTTTACTTCAAGATAATTATGACACAGCAAAAATATGTTCTAATACCAATACTCACATACATAAATATTATTATCTACCTATTCTATAATAGAGATTAATATGCCTATTACTACACGCCAAGATTTAAAAGATTATTGTCTCCGCCGACTAGGATATCCTGTCATTGAAATCAATGTGGATGATGATCAGGTGGAAGATAGAATTCAAGATGCAATAGAATTCTGGCAAGAATATCATTTTGATGGTGTTGAAAAAGTGTATCTGTCTGAAGAAATCACGGCTTCAGAATTGAAACTTTCCAGCATTTTGGCAAACAACTTTCTACAAGGTGAAAGTGTCACAGGATCCATTTCTGGTGCTGTGGGAGAAATTCATAGCATTCTCAGTGCCAACACCATTGCCATCAAGAAAGAAACGAAAGCCTTCGTGAATAGCGAAGTGATCACAGGGTCAGAATCTGGATTTTCCGCCACATTGCATGCCTCCACTGCCTATACACAAGGAAGTTTATCCCGAGGATATTTCAATGTGGCAGATAATGTCACAGGCATCATTCGTGTGTTTCCTTTGGGATCAGCAGGTAGTAGTGCCACAGGCTCCACGAACATTTTCAATGTGGTGTATCAGTTCCGCTTAAATGACATGTACAACTTGTTGTCATCAGACATCACCTATTTTCAACAAGTGAAGATGCATCTCCAATTGTTGGATGACATGTTTGCGGGCAACAGAACCATTCGATTCAACAGAAAACAAAATCGTGTCTACCTAGATGTGAATTGGAATGAAACGTTCACGATAGGTGATCATGTGATTTTCGAAGCCACTGCCATCATCAATCCAGAATTGTACAGTGAAGTGTACAATGACATGTTCTTGAAACGATATGCCACATCATTGATTAAGCGGCAATGGGGTGACAACATGAAGAAGTTCCAAGGCATGAAACTGCCTGGCGGCGTGGAGATGAATGGGCAACAAATCTACGATGAATCCATGGAAGAAATTCGACAAATTGAAACGGAAATGCAATCACGGTATGAGCTCCCCGTGGATTTCATGGTAGGATAGATATATGTGTCCCACAAATTTTTACTTTCAAAGCGGGAACACATCTGGTACCACCAATGAACAACGTCTGTTAGAAGATTTGATCATTGAGAGTATGAAAATATATGGACATGATGTGTATTATGTGCCTCGTCGGTCCGTGAAACAAGATGATGTGTTGGGCGAAGATGTGTTAAGTCGCTTTGAACACGCATATCCGTTGGAAATGTATTTGAACAACATTGATGGCTGGGAAGGCACCGGTGAATTGTTCAGTAAGTTTGGCATTCAACTCACACATCAAGCCACGTTCGTGGTCAGTAAACGGCGATGGGAAGAAGTTGTTGGTATTGAACCTGATGCCTTTCAACAATTGCCCAATCGTCCTGCCGAAGGGGATATCATCTACTTTCCCAAGACCAATAGCATGTTCGAAATTAAATTCGTACAGCATTTGGATCCTTTCTATCAATTAGGAAAGTTCTACATCTATAGCATGCAATGTGAATTGTATCAATACAGTTCAGAAATTTTTGATACAGGTGTTCCTGAGATTGACAAGGCAGATGACAACACCTCCATGGATCAATTTGCCTATCAGATATTGTCACAGTCAGGTGATTTAATTTTAACACAGAATGGCACTGGCATCATTCAATCGGGATATTCTTCTCGTGAGCAAGTTCCCTTCAGTGACAACACCGACTTTGAACAACAAGGATCGGACATTTTGGATTTCACAGAAATCAATCCTTTTGGTGAATATTAATGTTTAGAACTCGTCACTTCTATCATCAACATGTTCGGAAAGCCATTATTGCTTTCGGGACATTGTTTAACAACATACAAATTCGCAGAACAAACACGGCAGGAGAAGTCACACAAAGTTTGTTCGTGCCCTTGAGTTATGCACCTAAGCAAAAATTCATTGACAGAATTCGTGAAGTCCCGGAAGTTGATGAAAATCGGCAACCCTTTGCCATTTCATTGCCACGTATTGGCTTTGAAATCACCAACTTCAATTATGATCCCTCCAGAAAATTAACCATCACACAACCTGTTCGTTCCGTGGACACCACTGCCAGTTCCAGAACAGGTGTTCGTTATTCCTATGTTGCCACTCCGTATAACATGGGTATTGGCATGAGTGTGTTTGCAAAAAATCAAGATGATGGGTTACAAATTGTGGAACAAGTTCTCCCCTATTTCAACCCAGATTTCAACATCACGGTGAATGCCTTGCCTGATCTGGGCGTGAAACATGACATTCAAATTGTGTTGGATAGTGTCACATATAATGATGAATGGGAAGGCGGCTTTGATAAGCGGTTAAGTGTGATTTGGGATTTAAATTTCACCATGAAATTGAACTTCTATGGCTATGTTGATGATGCACAGCTCATCAAGAAAACCATTCAGAATCTATACAATGACAATCTTGTGCCTGGCGTTCCTCCTGCTTCAACATTGATTGGAACACAAATCACCACCACTGTGGATCCCTCCACAGCACTGCCCACAGATCCATATACATATATAACAGAATTTGATGATATTTTTTCACCTGGTGAATGATTATGTTTGAGCATTTAGATGAAAAATTTGATGTGGCACCTACATTAGAAACACCTACTGAGAAATTGGAAAAAGTGGTGGCTGAAGATGATGCCGCTCATGCCCGTGAAACATTACGTAATCTCATTGACAAGGGCAACGAAGCCATTGAAGGCATTCTTCATATTGCCAAAAACAGTGATCATCCCCGTGCCTATGAAGTGGCAGGACAATTAATTAAAACCGTGTCCGATACAGCAAAAGATTTGCTTGAAGTTCAGAAACGAAAGAAAGATTTGGAAAAAGATGAGAAGCCGAAAATACAAACACAGAATAACTTGTTTGTCGGATCCACACATGAGTTATTGAAAGCCATGAAACTGGCTCAAGAACCATTAAAAATAGCAGACATTGAACATCATGGAAATTGAATCCTCATATCATGGTAATCCCAATCTTAAAAGCATAGGACTCCAATTACAATTCACACCAGAACAAATACAAGAAATTGTTCGGTGTCAAAAGGATCCTGTCTACTTCATTGAAAATTATTGCCATATCGTATCACTAGATAAAGGCTTGGTGAAGTTCACGTTATATGATTGTCAGAAAAAGAAAGTGGATGTCATTCTGAATAACAGAAAAGTTGTGTTGATGGAAGGGCGTCAGCAAGGCAAGACCATTACATCGGCAGCATGCATTCTTTGGTACACGTTGTTTCAAGATAGTAAAACAGTTGCCATTCTTGCCAACAAAGGAAGTGCTGCACGAGAAGTGTTGGATCGGTATCAAATCATGTATGAACATCTTCCCATGTGGATGCAACAAGGTGTGAAAACATGGAACAAAGGTAACGTGGAGTTGGAGAACGGGAGTAAAGTGTTCACTGCTGCCACCACAGCATCTGGTATTCGTGGTAAGTCCGTGAACTGGTTGTACATTGATGAAGCTGCCATCATTCCTAACAATGTAGCTGAACAATTCTTTGCTTCTGTATATCCCACCATTTCTGCCGGTACCACGACGAAGATTCTGCTCACATCCACACCATTAGGATATAATCATTTCTGGAAGTTCTGGAATGAAGCGGAAAAGGGAAAAAATGGGTTCGTGCATCATTTCATTCCCTACTGGGAAATTCCTGGGCGTGATGATGTCTGGGCAGAAGAACAACTCAGAATGTTGGGTGAGTTGAAATTCAATCAAGAAGTGTTGTGTGAGTTTCTAGGATCCAGTAACACGTTGATTAATGGCAGAACATTAGGACAAATGAGTAGCATGGATCCCTTCTATTACAATGAGATGGGGTTGGCATTGTATGAAGAACCTGCCAAAGATAAAACCTACGTGATCACTGTGGATGTGGCACGAGGAGTAGGAGGAGATTACTCGGCATTCACGCTGATAGATGTCACGGACATGCCGTATAAATTAGTAGGGAAGTTTAAAAACAATACCATTGCTCCCATGTTGTTTCCTGATGTCATTGTGAAAACGGCAAAAGATTACAACAATGCACTCATTCTTGTGGAAACCAATGATATTGGGGGACAGATAGCAGACATTGTGTACACAGATCATGAGTATGAAAACATCTTATCAACTGTGAAAGAAAACAATCAAACATATGTCAGTCCGGGCTTTGCAAAGAACACCACGTTGGGTGTTCGTACTACAAAATCAGTGAAGCGCCAAGGGTGTTTTGCTATCAAAAGTTTACTAGAAGAAAAAAAACTAAATATATTTGACGCCGATACCATTCATGAACTATCAACATTCGTTGAAAAGAATGGTAGCTATGTCGCTGACGAGGGGTATCACGATGACCTAGTGATGACTCTGGTACTGTTTGGGTGGCTCACCACCAATCAATATTTCCGCGAACTCACAGATGTCAATGTTCGAGAACGCATTTATAAACAACAAATGGCACAAATTGAAGATGAATTGACCCCATTTGGGTTTGTTGATGATGGATTTGAAGAAACGACATTTGTATCTGGAAATGTTGTCTGGTCCACCGATACATCTTTGCCATGGAAACAAGATACAGATTTATAATCTTATAAATATTTTACACTAGGTATATGATTAAAGTCACCGTCCTTGAAAAAATTTTCAACATATAATAGGAGAATAACATGGCATTTCAACTTTCGCCGGGCGTATTGGTCGTTGAAAAGGACTTAACCAACGTTGTACCTGCTGTTGCCACCTCAATTGGTGCCAACGTAGGAGAATTCGTTTGGGGTCCTGTTCTTGATCCAATCACCATCAGTTCAGAATTAGAATTAGTAAAAACATTTGGTAAACCCAATGACACCACAGCAGCATCATTCTTCTCAGCCGCTAACTTTTTAAGTTATTCCAACAACTTAAAGGTGGTGCGTGTAGTAGGCACTTCTGCCAGAAACGCTGTTGCAACAGGCACAGCCGTTCTCATCAAGAATGAAACCAATTGGGATAGTTCATACGCCAACGGACAAGGTACAGTTGGTGAATTCGCTGCTAAATATCCAGGATCAGTTGGTAATTCACTTAAAGTATCCATGTGTGATTTTGGTACTTTCAATAAAGCATTAACTGGAACAGTTACAATTACACTCGGTGGAACATCGGTTGCTGGAAGTGGTACAGCGTTTAATACTGAAGTAGCCGTTGGTAGTGTTATCACCACAACAGCAGGAGTTGTTATTGGTACTGTGGTATCTGTTGCATCAGCAACAACTATGACGATCACACCTGCTGCTGTAGCTGTTACTGTCGGCGGTTCGATAAAAGCTGTGTGGGAATATGCTGATCAGTTTGATTCTGCACCAGGAACTTCAGATTTTTGTGAAAATATTGGAGCCACCATTGCAAGAGATGAATTACACATTGTTGTAGTTGATGAGGAAGGTGTACTTAGTGGAACACCTGGCACGATTCTTGAAAAGTGGGTAGGATTGTCCAAAGCATCAAATGCCAAGACAACACAAGGTGCCAACAATTATTACAAAGATGTATTACAAGGCAGTCAATATGTTTGGTGGATGGATCACACCGCCTTGGTTGGCGCTAATGATGCTTGGGGATCAGCAGTTATTTCCTCGACAATATATAAGTTGTTAACATCTGTTGTGAGTGTATCATTGTCTGGAGGTGTTGACGCCACACCTGCAACAGGCGACATTCAAGCAGGTTGGGATTTATTTACCAACGCAGAATTGATTGATGTCAATTTGTTAGTAACAGGCCCTTGGGGCTTATCAGTGTCCAAGTACATTGTGGAAAATGTTGCTGAAGTTCGTCGTGATTGTGTGGCATTCTGCTCACCTTCATTGGCATCAGTATACAACAATGTTGGCGATGAAGCCGATGACATTGTGGCAGAACGCATTGCTGGCAGCTTCAACGTGAATTCATCATATGGTGTGTTGGACTCAGGTTGGAAATATCAGTACGATAAGTATAACGACAAGTACCGTTGGGTTCCATTGAATCCAGACGTAGCAGGTCTTTGCGCTCGTACCGACAACATTGCTGATCCTTGGTTCTCACCAGGTGGGTTAAACCGCGGACAAATCAAGAATGTTGTGAAGTTGGCATACTCACCTGATAAAACAGATCGTGACACATTGTACAAGAATGGCGTCAACCCTGTTGTGTCATTCCCAGGTGAAGGCACCATTCTCTTTGGTGACAAGACACTTCTTGCCAAGCCTTCAGCATTTGATCGCATCAATGTTCGTCGTTTGTTCATCGTGTTGGAAAAGGCAATTGCACTTGCTGCCAAGTATCAATTGTTTGAATTCAATGATGCCTTCACACGAGCACAATTCCGTAACTTAGTAGAACCTTTCTTGCGTGATGTTCAAGGACGTCGAGGCATCTTCGATTTCCGTGTCATCTGTGATGAAACCAACAACACTGGTGAAATCATTGATCGCAATGAATTCGTAGCAGACATTTACATCAAGCCCGCTCGTTCAATCAACTTCATGACATTGAATTTCATTGCAACACGTACTGGTGTAAGTTTCAATGAAATCGTAGGCGCCTAATCTAATTACCTTCTAGGAGAAAACAATGAACATTTCACAATTCAAGAGTAAATTAGGCGCAGGCGGTGCTCGTCCAAATCAATTTATCGTAACATTGAATTGGCCAGCCGCCATTGGTGTGGCTTCTGATGATACATCATTACTTGTAACATCAGCTGCTCTCCCAGCGTCTAACATCAATCCAACAATTGTCCAATATCGTGGTCGTGAAGTGAAGTTTGCAGGTGAACGCACTTTCGATCCGTGGACAATCACTGTAATGAATGACACCTCTATGAAGTTACGTAGAGCATTTGAAGCATGGAGTAATCTCATTAACAATCGTGCAGACAACGGCGGCTCGCTCGCGCCCGCTACATATATGTGTGATTTAGAAGTTGCACAATTGGATCGTAACGATGCGGAAATTCGGAAGTATAAAATTTTCAATGCATTCCCACAAAATGTTTCTGAAATCGCCTTGGCATACTCAGCCAACGATGTCATCTCAGAATTCAATGTGGTGTTCCAATATTCACATTTTGATGTGACACCTGTTTAATAACTTATTAGTGAGGTAATACATATTATGGATATTTTTGGATACAGTATTAAGCGGAAGGAAGCGGCACGAACTGAAACTAGTTTCGTGCCGCCCACCGACGAAGGTGCATTAGATACAGTCCGAGCAGGTGGGTACTACGGTACCTACCTCGACTTGGATGGTGCTGCAAAAAATGAATCAGATTTGATTCGCCGGTATCGTGAAATTTCCATGATGGCGGATGTTGATGCAGCCATTGATGACATCATCAATGAATCTCTTGCCAACGTTGAAGATGAAGAACCTGTCACCATTAACGTTGACAACATTAAAACATCTTCTGCAATCAAGAAAACTATTGCAGAAGAATTCACTAACTTAATGGAAATGATGCGCTTCAATGATAAGGCGCATGAATATTACCGTCGTTGGTATGTGGATGGTAGATTGTATTTTCACAAAGTCATTGACACATCGAAACCCAAGCAAGGATTAACAGACATTCGTTATGTTGATCCTCGTAAAATCAGAAAAATACGCAACGTCTTGAAAGATAAAGACATCAAATCAGGCGTTGAATTCGTGAAGGGTGTTGAAGAATTTTTCTTATACAATGATAAAGGCATTTATTCCTCTCCTGCCATTAAAATTGGCACCAGTACGAATGGATTAAAAATTGCCAAGGATTCCATTTGTTTTGTTACATCTGGATTGTTTGATCTAGATAACAACATGGTGTTAAGTTATTTGCACAAGGCGATCAAGCCTGCCAACCAATTGCGTATGATGGAAAACGCACTTGTGATTTATCGCTTGGCTCGTGCGCCTGAACGCAGAATCTTCTACATTGACGTTGGAAACTTGCCGAAGTTGAAGGCGGAACAATATCTTCGTGACATCATGAATCGGTATCGCAACAAGTTGGTGTATGATGCATCCACTGGCGAAATTCGTGATGACAAGAAAGCCATGAGCATGTTGGAAGATTTCTGGTTGCCTCGCCGTGAAGGTGGAAAAGGAACAGAAATCACAACATTACCAGGTGGGCAGAATCTCGGTGAAATTGCGGACATTGAATATTTCCAACGCAAATTGTATGAGAGTTTATATGTTCCCGTTTCACGATTACAACAACAATCAGGATTGAATTTAGGTCGTGCCGCAGAAATCAATCGTGATGAATTGAAGTTCACCAAATTCATTGCAAAACTTCGTCGTCAATTTTCACGAATGTTCGATGACTTGTTGAAAACACAACTCATCTTGAAAGGTGTGATCACTGAACAAGATTGGAAAGAAATTTCTCAACACATTGAATATAAGTTTGCATCTGACGCATATTATTCAGAAAGTAAAGATCAAGAGTTGCTGCGTGCGAGAATTGAATTACTATCTCAAATAGCTCCGTTTGATGGCGCATATGTGAGCAAGCAATACATCATGAAACATGTGATGAGATATTCCGAGGAAGAGATTGAAGAAATCACAAAGGAAAATGAAGAAACTGCTGCCATAAGCATGGATTATTCTGACCCCATTGAGGATCCAAATCAACCGGGAAACATCTTACCAAAAGGTAGCCCAGTTCCTAAACCAGACTTACCGATAAAGAAAAATGGAAATAAATGAAGTTAAGATTGGAGATACAGTCTCCTTCGACCATAAAGGCAAAAAGATGATAGGTAAGGTGTTGTATCGCCATGCTGACAAAGATAAAGCTGCTCTCATGGGGCATGTGAACGTTCAAATTTCTGGCGATAAATCTTATCCCGTAACTGTACATATATCAAAATTAAAACCAGTTCCCGCACTCAAAGAGGAAACTTTTATGAATAATCTCAACGAAAAAGTTTTAGAATTAATTCAACACATTCAAGATAACAACAACATTGATGCTGAAAATGTGTTCAATGGTTTGTTACAAGATAAGATTGACGAATTATTAAACGTTGCAAAGGTTGAAGTTGCTCAAAGCATGTTCAACACAGAAGAATGTGCTGAATGCATGGAAGAAGAAAAGAAAATGAAAAAAGAAAAGGATGAAGAGGACGAAGAAGAAATTGATGAGGCATTGAAGGGCAATCAACATAAGATTGATGCCAACAAGAATGGAAAAGTGGATGCTCATGACTTCAAGATGCTTCGTGCCAAGAAAGGCGTGAAGGAAGAAGTGGAACAAGTTGATGAAATATCAAAACAAGCTCTTTCAACTTATATCAAAAAAGCAGGTCCTCAAATTGCAGGATTAGAACAAAAACATGGGATAACAAGTAAACCTGCAATGAAGCGTAAACGCGGGGTCACGAGAGCTTCTATCAATTATTTGAAAAAAGACCTAGGCATGCCTACTACTCGTAAGGAAGAAGTGGCACACGAAGCCTATTCAGATCCTTATGCCGCCAAGAAGTCAGCGGAAATGAAAAAGGCGCATGCCGCCACCATGGCAGATGCCAAGAAGGAATATGATGCTGCCAAGAAGTCAAAGTTTGCCAAGAACTTCATGAAGATGAAGAAGGAAGAAGTTGAACAAGTGGATGAAGTGATCACTAAGAAAACACCAACAGGTGAAGTGATCAGCGATTTTGTTAATTCAAAGAATCCTAAGTTTGCCGGCAAGAGCAAGAAGGAACGTATTCGTATGGCATTGGGTGCCAAGTATGCCATGATGAAAAATGAAGAAAGTGAATTACAAGAATTAGATAAGTCAACGATGATTTCATATCTTCAAAAGCGCCATTTTCAAGGAAAGAAAACAACTCCTAAGCAAGAAAAGGGGCGTATGAATGCCTTGGATGCAATTGATACAAAAAATCAAGGTAAAAAACGTTCAGACAAAGAAAAAGCTGCAAGTAGCATGTCTGGAGCACAAGCTGATTACAAGAAAGGCACCTATTCAGGAGATTGATGTGAAAACTTTCAAGGATATTAGAAATATATCAGAAAGTCATTATCCTACACAAGGTTCTTCCATTGAATATCCAAAGTATAAAGAAATGGATATGAAGAACCTTGTGAAGGATGCCATAGATGACATGGCAGAAGATGATGGTCCTCATACAAGTGATATTCCTGATGTGCCAAATTTCACAACCGTGGCTAAACCAGAAGATGTCATCAATCAACCTTCTTCTGAAGGAAATCGTGATGTCACAGTCGGTGTCGCATCAAGAAAAACAGGTAAGCCATTTAAAACTCTACGGAAGAAAATGAGTTATGGTGGAGAAGATTTCTCAGGTGCTGTTGCATCAGTTGGTATAGGAGAAAATTTAGTTCCTCGCTATGCAAAATCATCTGAACCCTACAAGACATCACCTACTTCAAACGGTAGTAAGAAAATGAAAAAGGTGATCCATGATCCCACTGTTCATGAAGCTGTTAAGGATGAAGCTGACAAGGGAGAATATGATTACGAAGGAGACATGGCAAAATCATCATTACGTACCATCATTCGTAATGCTCAAATGATGCATGACATGTTAGATGAAGATACCAATCTTCCTGAATGGGTTGCAAGTAAAGTGACATTGGCAGAAGATTATCTTGTGTCAGCCGCAC